TCTTGTACTAGAATAAAATAAAGTTTTTACATTAATTAAACTTTTACTATTCCATATAGCAGATCTAATTTCATATCCAGGTTTACCCAGCAATCCTGTCGTCAAAAAAGATATAGTAAAAGTTTTATCCGAAACGCAATCAAGTATTTTATCTTCAAAAACACCTGTAGAGTCTATATGAGCATTTTTATTTTTATTTAACCATGTTGTCCCATATGGAAAAAATACAGCATTATTGCATTCTTTCAATATAGTTTCATCTGTTGTTAAAATAAGATCATATTTATGTGCGTTCTCTATTACGGTTTCTGGTTTATCTTTATTTGGGGAAGAGTTTGCTTCTGTATTATTTACAAAAACTTTAAAACTATTTTTACTTTTAAAATTAATATTGACACTAACATCATTATTAAATTTTGGATAAACATAGTCACATTCTCCCAAACGATTAAAATGAATTTCGCAAGGAAAATCTAAAAGAATTTTATCATTAAAAAGATAAGACCCATTAACAATTATTGCTTCGTGTTTCATTGATTTTTATTTCCTACCAAGTTAAATTGAACCATATACTCATTTAATCCCATTTCCCTTAATGATTTTTCCTTTGATGATCCATCCGCAATGCCCATGGTAATCATTGGTTTCATCTCTGGAGGAATTTGAGTTCCAGGCCATATAGCGTAATTTAATCCAAGAGCAGCAACTTTCATCTTTGGAAAAAACTCAGGAATAACTTTTTCCATAAGAATTTCATGATCAAATACTTTTCGTTGATTTGGATCTGTCTCATTTTCCTCACACATACGAATCCAATATTTTACAAATTCAATAACAATATCTTTATATGTAAACAGTATGGGTGATGCTTTTGGGTAATTATAACTTACATGTGGAACCAATCCCTGATAAGCAAATGCCATATCAACTTTATCTTGAAGTTCATCAAAAATTGATAATTCATTATGAATCAATGAATCTACATCCATCCAAATAAATGGTTTTTTCTTTTCTTCAAGAATTGAAAGTATAAATTTTGGTTTTGCCAAACAATTTAGTCTATACTCTCCGCGCGATGGTAATTCGCGAATATCATGGGGAATATTATTTTCATTACAATTGATACGCAAACGACGAGAATGATCACTGTAATATGTGCGATCATCTATATCACAGTAAAATGACACTACTTCAGTTTTCACGAATTAATCCAAATAATTGATCATCAGCAGATACAAGATCCTTAACACGATTAAAATTATCTTTTACTGCTTCTAGTTTATTTTTATAGAGTTCTGGAGTTAACATATTTATATCAAACTCAGAGGTTAATGTAATTATTCCATCTGTATTAAAAATATCTCCAATATCAGGTGCACCCCAATATACTGGAATAGTTCCTGTGGCAAAACAATCAGTAAGTTTTTCTGAATAATAAGTCGAATACTTATCATTTTCAATAACAAAAGAAAAACGATAGTCTTGGAGTGCTTCTGATTTATCCCATGTAGTTTTGCCGATACGAGAAGAACCTAAAACTCCACCATACAAATCAACTTTATCTTTATATTTTTCAGCAAATGAATGTCGCAATGCATGTCCAAAAGTATATTTTTTAGGCGATGCAATTAAAGAGACTAGTTTGGTCTTTTCATAAACTTGTTGTTCTTTGATCCAAGGAAGATTGCTTCCGTTAAGGCAGTAGCGAATGTTTGGATGTTTACCGACTAATGATCTTTCAGATGTAAAAAGAAGATCATATGATCCAGCAATATCTACTATATTAGACTCCCATACTTCTCTGGGAAAATATAATGAATGAAAAATAGCACGGGATTCGCATACCCATGCTATTTTTTTCTCTCCTAATTTTTTCTGATATGTCATTCCAGAAGCAATACCACCATCAATAAAAACCTTGACGGGATGATCTTCTGAAGTCCAATCAAATTGTTTTGGTTTTAAGTCTGAACAGGAAGAATGTTCTACAACAAATGGAGCACCTATCGCTTGCATCTTTTGCATAATTTAAAATCTCCATAAGTATGTATGTTACTTTCCTATATGGTATTTCGGAACTAACGTCCATTCTTTCTTTTCTTTATGAGGAATGATCTTCAATCTTGCAAGGGAAAGTTGAGGTTGTTGATATTTAACAGGATCAATTGCTTCAACTAATCCCCACTCTACAAGAAGTTTAACAATGGTGTTTCTTCTTCCAAGATCGTCCGAAGACATATCACTCTCAAGACCATCAAGTACAAACATTTCTTTGAAATGCATAATTGCATATCTACCACGCTTGTGTAGTATATGGCAAGACTGATATAGTTTTTTTTCTGTTTTGGAAGAGACTCCTATACGGGTAAGTGTTTCCTTTACCTTAAGAAAGTCTTCTTCTTTTTGCAATTTAACTTCCACACCCAAACCTTCAAAAATATCTTCTGTCATAATATACTCCATTTTGACAGAAAATATTTATATTTTTACCGTTTTTGACCACCTTTTTGTACTAGATGTTGAAGATCTTCCTCGCTGAGTAGGTCAGAAACCTCTCTCGCCTTTGCGTCAGAATAACCATAGACCTGTTTTATAAGATCTATTTTAGTATTATTTTCTGGTTTTATCCACTTAGAGAATCGTTTTCTCTTTGAAACTGAATAAAAATAATAGTCATATTGTAGTTTTTTGTCAATATGACTAACCATGTTCATGCGATTTGCATGAAAAATAGTCTCGGGAAAGTAAGAAAAACATTTGTTTATCACATAAGGAACATATTCCTTTTCCAGTTTTGGATCGCTGGCGAGTATATTTTCCTTAGTTTGATTAATAGAGTTTAAGAATTCGGTTAACATTATTTAAAAGCACATGTCATCATAATTTGTACAAGACATGCCATTAGGTTAATTTCTTGATCTGCTACAAACGCAGAGCGGTACTGGGATTCGGCAATGATAAGAATCGCTTCTGGAATGCTTGCGTTCTCCAGATTGTCTCCCAAGGCATCGTAGATTTTCCTATAGACCTCCTGGGGTGAGACTTCGGCATTCATTGCTGCCCATTTGCGAACGGTTGAGAAGTCTTTATTCTTCAGAGCAGTAATTAATTTCTTAATTTCAATATCATTGACAGTGTTTAATATACCAACATCAATTGTTCCAGACACACTATAGCGTTGAAGTTCATTCAGAATTCTACGCATATCAGGAAAGTGTTTAATAATAAGTTCACTAAGAACTTTCTTTTCAAACTTTACACCTTCCTTGTTAAGAATAAAGGAACATCTTTCAAATATTTTAGATGCTATTGCTGGTCTTTCGGAGGGGGCAATAGCAAAGTCAATACAGGTGCAGCGAGAATGTATAGGTTCGATAATTCTCGACTTGTAATTACAGGTGAGGATAAAACGGCAATTGTTGGCAAATTCTTCAATAGCACCTCGTAAGGCAGGTTGAATACTATTTGCGTTAGAGTAATCAAACTCATCCAGTATCACCACTTTCTTTGTATCTTCAGTCAGAGACACGGTACTTGCAAAGTGCCGAATCTTTGTACGAAGAGTGTCAATATTGCCTTCCTCTGAACAGTTAATAATAATCCAATCGCATCCCATCTCATTACAGAGTGCTTTCGCAACTGTTGTCTTGCCGATACCAGCAGTACCCGAAAACAACAAATTTTGTGGTTCTCCTTTAGCAACCATGTCGCTGAAGGTTGACTTCAGCGACATGGGGAGAACACACTCTTCAATGGTCTTAGGGCGATATTTCTCTACCCACAAAAAATTATCAGGATTCATAATTAAGATCCATATTTTGAAGTGTTCGCTTCCATGGCAAACCAATACTTGAGCGGAATTGTTTTGTTAACAAACTCGCCCACTACGTTCTTTGCAAAATTAATCTTATAGTCGCCTGGAAGTATCTTGATGTTCTCCATCTTGAAGTTAAACAAGAATTCTTGACCAGAATAAGATTCATTGACTGTTATCTTATAAGAATTAGTTGTTGGATCAGAAAGATCTGAAACTTTTGCAACAACAGTTCCGTCTTCTGACGTGAATGAGAGATCAGGCAGTTGCATAACTGATGCTGCCTTTTGAAGTTCAGAGAATGATTTTTCTGTAAGTTCTACAGACACATTCACCGCTGGCATCACGATATCTTTAGTAGGAACAGTTAAAAGTCGAGGTTCTGAGTAGTAATAATTTACTACAGAACTTCCACCATTTTTAATTTTTACGCTTTTATCGCTAAAATTAAATGTTGGATTATTAAAAAGACTGATAACTCCTAGAAACTTGTTTAAGTCCCAGATGCCAAACTCAACATCAAATTTTTCTTCAACGGTGGCAATTGCCATACCGTTCTTAGAAGGTGTTATAGTCTTGATCGTATTGCCTGGTTTTACCAGTAAATTAGAATTAAGACTCGAAAAGTTTTTTAGTATTGCTAGAGTATTTTTTGAAAAAGTCACAGTGCTCATAATTTATCTCATAAAGTTATCTTCAAAGTCATCGTCCTCAAAACCGCTTTCCCAATAATTTTTAAGTTGCTGTTTTGATTTATTTCGTTCTGAATTTTTTTCTTTTTTGTTTACGGACTTTAATTGTTTTGGCGGTTTGATCTTATCGTTGCCTTTATTAAAATCTTCACGCTTCATAAACTTCCTCTATTATAGCATATCTTTGTCATAGTTCAACCCAAAACTTGTTACTTTCTTCTTGAATGTATGTGTATAAAATTCCCGTAGATGGAACATACCATCTATCTCCAATATCGGGATTTGCGGGTATCGATTCTGAAATAAAAACTCCATCACTACTTCCTACAGATTTCCAATAATTACTGCCTTCAATAGTTCCTGGTATTTTAAATGAATTTGGTTTTACGGCAGTAAAAAGTTCTCCCTTATATTCTACAGAATCGCCTATTCTATAAAGATATGCGTTTCCATCGGGATCATATTGTTTATATTTGCCTCTAAAGTTGAGATTATCTGTAACCTTCATTTCAATTATTTATCATTTTGCTAAAATTGTTCTTCTTTTCAAAAGATATAACAGTAGAAAACTTATCAATTAATTGGTCTGCTTTGTGACTGATAACATATACATTGGATTTGTCTGATATTATCTTTAGCAGTTTCATCAGTTCATCCATTCCTACACTATCTAGGGAAGAATCAAACACCTCATCAAGAATCAATAGATTACAATTAATACTATTTTTCATTCTTGCAATCTCTCTCCATGCTAAAAGTAAAGCAAGATCAATTCTCATTTTTTCCCCTTCGCTAAAATTCATGTAACTAAATTCATCGCGGTGTCTTGATTTGATCTTTTCGTTAAATTCTTCATCCATATGAAATTGAACAAAGAAGTCCATTGAACCAAGAAACTTATTGATAAATTTATTCATGTGAGGAAGATAATATTTTACAATCTTTGTTTTTACCCCACCGTCTTTGAGAAATTCTCCAGCAAGTTCATGATACATGAGATCTTCTGATTGAGTATTTTTTTCTTCTTCTAGAGTGGACAAAGAACCTTCAAGTTGATTTAATTTTTGTCTTTCAATTTCAAGATCATCAACGATCACAGATTTATTTAATGTTAATTTGATCTTTTCAATTTGTTTGTTATATGAATCTATCTCTCTTAAAATTGCTTTGTATTCTGAATTTTTATTCTTTGCAACTTCAACATTAGTTTGAAATAGATCTATGTCATTAGACAATTCTGCAATTTTTTCAGTTGCCTGATCAATCGCATCATCAATATTTGTCAATTCTAAATTACATTCTATAATTTTATCTTTTTTCCACAAATCAGAAATTTCTTGACTACACGTTGGACAAGTTGAATTATCTTTAAAGAATTTAATTTGTTTGCTGGTATTATTCTTTATTGCTTTTGCTTCTGATATTTTAAGTTGAATGCTTTTAATTTTATCTTGTTTTGTTTTAATTAATTTTAAAGTATAAAGAATATCTTCTTCTGTATTGGTAATAGACATACCATTGGTGAGAATTTTAGATTCCAACTCTTTAATATGATTCTCTAGATCTTTAATTTTTGCTAACTTACCATCATTGTCTTCTTCTTGTTTCTTTTCTAGAGTTAAAATATAGTTTCTCTGAAGACTAATTTTACTTCGTTCAAGTTCAATCTTTGAATTAAATTCTTTTAAATTTTCCTTGAGTGAAAGAATCTTTCCTTTCAATACAACATTCATAGTGCTAAAAATATTGATGTCAAGAATATTTTCTATGACATTTCTTCTATCTGCAGCACTGAGTTGCATAAACGGAACAAAAGATGAACTACCCAATATCACTACTTGAGTAAAAGTCTTGTAGTTCATCTTGAGTATTTGTTGTTCGAGTAGATCCTGATAATCTATACTCTTTGCGTCTTGATCTATGAGATTATCATTTTTATAAATTTCAAAGATCTTTGGGTTGATTCCCCTGCGAACCATAAATTTATCTACACCTTTGGTAAAGAAAATTTCTACAACGCAATTCTTTTCGTTGATTGAATTTACCAACTGTGGAATATTAATTTTTCGAAATGGTTTTCCAAACAAAGCAAAGGTAATTGAATCTAAAAATGCAAATGACTTGCCACTGCCATTATTTCCACAGATAAGTGTAGTGTTGGTTTTATCTAAATTAATTTCTGTAAATGTATTTCCAAACGAACCAAAATTTTTAAATCTTACTTTTTCAAAAATAATCATACTGATAAACTTTCCATGTATAGATCTTTGATAATTGTTTTTAGTTTGACTTTATCAACATCTCTTTCAATAGCATCAATCTCTCTATTAATAATACTCATCGTATCTTCGGATGCGTCTGAAAACTCTATAGAAGATTTTTCAAATACCTCTTCGTTTATAGAAAGATCTTGTATTTGTTTTTCCCATAAAGCATCAATAAACTTATCAAATATTTTTTGTTTGTTTTTACAACGAATATTAATTCGAACAAATCCATTTTTAAGATTTGTGTTTTTTATAAATTCACCTATGTCTGCAATACCAGATTCAGTCGAATCGTCATAGACAAATAGATGAAATATATTATTTTTGTTTTCAATAAATTCTAATTTGTTTTCAACAATATCGTAAACATGAAATCCTTTTGTTGAATATAAATCAGAAAAACTCATTTGATATTGAGTTCCAAGATAATAGATATTATCTTGTGATTGCTTAATATGAAAATGCCCAGAAAGGACATATTCAAATCTTTTAAAAGTATCTGATTTTAGTCCGTGGGGATGTTTTACGCCATTAATAACTTCAAACCCCATGATCTCAAAGTGACCACCAATCATTCGACAATTGCAAGACTTTAAAAAATTAATAACTTCTGTTTCGTTTTCCTTGGTGATCCAAGGAACAATTCCAAAACAAAAATCATCAAACTGAATTACAGTTGGATTTTCGTAAATATGAACACAATCATACTTTCCATCAATAATTTCTTTAATTGAATTTAATTGATTTGTATTTCTAAAATAGGTGTCATGGTTTCCGATGGTAATGTGCAGTTTAAGATTGTTGTCTTGAAATTTATCAAGAAATCGTTTTTGTACAGCAGAAAGAGTATTAAAATTAATATACTTTCTTCGATCAAAAAAATCACCAAGATGAATTACATCAGTTATATTGTTTTCTTTTAAATATGGAAAGAATTGATTTTCAAAAAAACTTAATGCATTTTCTAAAAAGAACGGTGAATCATTTCTGACACCAAAATGGGTGTCATTGATCAATGCAAATTTCACTTCTTTCTCCTCTTTTTTCTTTTTTTCTTTTCCTTTGGTTCCATTTTTTCTAGATCATTTTCTGATAAGGAAAAGTGTTTTTGTAAAAATTCTGAATATGTGGTAACGTCAGCATCGTTTTTCATCCACTCAACAAGTTTACCATCTAAATCATTCATTTGCAAGCATTTATATTTAATATATGCTTGTTTCTTTTCCTTTTCTATTCTACGAAGAAACGCATAATAAATTATTTGCGTAAAATAAGAGAAGGGATTTGAAGACTTATCTGGATCAAAATTATGAGCATATAGTAAACAATTTTCTACACCATCTCCTATCATATCTTCACGAAAAGGGTAGTTGATGAAGTTGGGTCGGTGGGATAGATGCTCTGCAATCTTAAGAAAAGATTCTGCAATGTAAGAAGTTACAGGAGGGCGATCATCTCCACACTCCTCTGCTTCCTTGACTAATTTTTTCCACTCTGTCATTGCGTGAAAAAATTTAACATTATCAATATAGTGTCTAAGTGTTTTTACTTCGTCTTCTATTTCTTTATCGTCATTTTC